GCTTATGGAAAAGTAGTAGCTGAAAAATAAATCATAGGAGAATTAATTATGTATAATAAAATTATGGATTTTTTGGGTAGATTTTTAGGAACTAAACCGGTTAACACAAAGCTTATCTTTCCAGATGAGCCTGTAGCTGAAAAACCGGTTGTTGCTACTGAAGTCGAAAAACATGAAGTTACTTTTGTCGAAACTAAACCAGCGGCTGTAGCGCCTAAGGTAGAAGCAAAGCCAAAAGTTGATATGTCTAAAATGACTAAGGCTCAAGTAGTAGCGGCTGCAAAGGAAAAAGGCATTACTTTAAATATGAAAATGAAAAAGAATGAAATGCTAGCCACGTTAGATGAAAATTGAATTAACAGAAGACAATATCTATCTTTACGCTGCGAAGCACTATAGTAACCCAAAATATATTGATATCGAAGAATTTGAAGAAGATCTGCAAAGATTTAAATATATTAAAAGATTATTAAATAGATATATTGTTAACGATCATATTAATGAACGATTAATATTAAATCATTTGATTGTAATCTTCAATTCTTTTGGTATAGAAGCTAGTTTGAATATTTTAGAATTAAAGCTAAAAGATGAACACTGGCCAGTTGTGAAACCGTTTTTAATATTTTTAAAATACATACGTAATGATCAATACACTAATATTCCGATGGATCCGGATATTGTTGACCGTTTGAGGAAAATTTAATGGGAATTCTTAAAAAAACTGGTGATCTAGTTTATACATTTAGATTCCTCAGATTGTTGACAACAAGTTTTGAGGATACTACGGCTTATAAACTTGGCTTGATAGATGCAAAAGGTAAAAAGCTTAGAAAAGCAGAAACGTCTGAAGAAAAAGACGTTTACACCCCTTTTCATAAATTGGTTTTTAATATTAAAAAGTTGATTCCAGGTGGGAAAATTGGCTCATATGCATCGGCTTTATTTTTATTAAAAGATCAGTACAGCGTCTCCGATAATAAAATTAAGCAAGGACTCAGTTTATTAGATATAGATATTACTGATATTCTATCTGAAACATCACAATGGTTAGTTTTAGACAATAATAAATTATTACCAGGATCTTATAGATTAAAAGAATGTAAAGTCATCAATGAAACGCTAGATGACGTTGTGAATGCAAAGGATTGGATAGTAGTAGAAGATGACAGTTATCCTGTAGGTGATGTATTTGGTTTGAATGTATATGAAGCCAAACATAAAAGAACTAATAAAAAAGTTTTTATAACAGTCGAAGAGTTGCTACTATGAAAAATCATGCTAAAACAAGATTACCAGAAGAAGTTACGACAACAGCTGATGCTGGGATACCCCATGACACAAAGAATATGGGACCTACTTATAAGGCTATAAATATGGTTGACCGTCGAAGAAAAAAGGACAAAAGTCCTGTATTACTAAAGCGTTTCAGAAAGTATATGGAAGATCATGGCTAAAGTATATCTATTTTTATTCATAGTATCTTTGTTATCTGGCGTAGGTTATGCTGGATACAGTTACTATATGTGGTCACAAGAGACTATGAATACATTACGTGAAAATAACGTAAAATTAAAATCAGCAACTGAAACGTTGCAAGCAACTGTTGAAAAAATGGCTGCTGATCAAAAGAAAAATGAACAACTAAATAAAGATTTAACCAAAAGATTGCAACAATCACAAGAGCACTTAGATAAACTAAGAGGTGTGTTTGCTAAGATCGATTTGACTATGGAGGCATTAACAAATGCACAAGGACTTGAAGACAGAGTTAACAACGCCGTTAACAAACTTATTGGACGTATCCAAGACGAAACTACTCCTCCTTCTGATAAGCCCGATGATACTGGCGGGGTGCCTGGGGAGACCGGCGGAGCCGGAAGTAGTAGTAACAACTAAATATCAAGAACAAAATATTCCTGTTCAAGAAAGACCAAAAGCAGTAGACTTTCCTCCTGTTGATTGGTTCGTTATTACTGAAGAAAACTTAGATGAAAAACTAGCTGAAATTAATACTAAGACTGGCAATGTAGTTTTGTTTACTATTACTCCTAAAGGTTATGAGAATCTAGCGATTGGCATAGCAGATTTAAGACGCTATGTAAAGGATCAACAGGCTATTATTGCTTATTATGAAGAAGCTCTGACTCCAGAAGAATCAGATAATAGTACCTCATCCACTCCAGAAACTCAGTAAGTTTATTATACACAGTTCTGCCGGTTTGTACACCCCCTAATTTAAAAAATATTTTTTTATTTTGCAATATTTTGTATTTACAATCTACATATTGTAATATATAATACCACCTAATCAATATGAACACTGCTGCGCGTAGATTTTCTGCGCGTAAAATTCTTTACTCATTAAACCAGAGGTACTCGCATGCTAAAAGTAATTCCCAATAATCAAGACGTGAACACACGCCACTTAATGTCACAAACAAAATTTTATGAAGGCTATAGTAGATGGGATGATACTTTAAATAGATACGAGACGTGGGAAGAAGCAGTATCTCGTGTGATGAATATGCACCGTGATTATTATAAAGATAAGATGACTCCAGAACTATCTTTGCTTATAGATGAAGCTGAGTCATTATATAAGCTTCAGTATGCTTTGGGTGCTCAGCGAGCGCTACAGTTTGGTGGAGAGCAGCTCTGGAAGCATCAAATGCGGATGTATAACTGTACATCTACATATGCAGATCGTGCTGCTTTCTTTGGTGAGTTATTTTATATTTTACTTTGTGGAGCAGGTGCTGGTTTTTCTGTGCAAAAACATCACATTGATAAATTGCCAGATCTTGCTGAAAGAAAAAAACAAGCTAAAGGATATGTTATTGAAGATTCTATTGAGGGTTGGGCAGACTCATTAGCAGTACTCATGTCATCATTTTTTAGTAACGATGGAACTCATCCAGAATTTGCTGGCAGAAAAGTATATTTTGATTTAAATCAAGTACGTCCAAAGGGAGCTAAAATCTCAGGCGGTTTTAAAGCTCCAGGCCCTGAGCCATTACGGCGTGCTCTTGATAAGATTGAACATATGCTCCAAGGAATTGTTCTGACTGGACGCAAACGTCTTAAGCCTATTGAAGTGTATGATATTGCTATGCACGCAGCAGATGCTGTGCTTGCAGGTGGAGTACGACGTTCAGCTACTATTTGTTTGTTCTCACCTGATGATGAAGAAATGATAAAAGCAAAAACTGGTAATTGGTTTATTGATAATCCTCAACGTGGCCGGTCAAACAACTCTGCAGTAATTGTGCGTGATGAAATTACTAAACAAGATTTCTCAAATTTTATGAGTTCTATCAAAGAGTTTGGTGAGCCAGGATTCTACTTTGTAGAAGATAAAGATTTCACTACTAATCCATGTGTTGAAATTGGTATGTATCCTCAAATTGATGGTGAGTCAGGATGGCAAGGATGTAATCTTACAGAAATCAATGGTGGGAAATGTAAGACACCAGAAGAGTTTTATAAAGCATGCCGTGTTGGTGCTATCTTGGGAACACTTCAGGCTGGATATACAGACTTTAAATATCTTAGTGAAACAAGCAAAAAGATCTTTGAAAGAGAAGCATTGCTTGGTGTATCCGTCACAGGCTGGATGAACAATCCAGATGTGTTACTAGATTCCGATATTCAAATTAAAGGCGCTGATATAGTAAAAGAGGTTAATGTTCTAGTTGCTTCTCTAATAGACATCAACCCAGCGGCGCGTACAACATGCGTGAAACCGTCTGGGAACGCATCTGTACTACTTCAAACTGCTTCAGGAATTCATGCAGAACATGCACCAATGTATTTGCGCCATATTCAATTGAATAAAGAAACAGAGGTTGCACAGCTAATTGCTAAAACAAATCCGTATATGGTTGAAGAATCTGTATGGTCTAATAATGGAACAGACTATTGTATTGGCTTTCCTATTGTAAGTCCAGAAGGATCTCTATATAAAGAAGACCTATATGGTACAGAGCTTCTTGATCGTGTTAAACTCGTTCAACAAAATTGGGTAGAAGCAGGTACAAATCCAGAGTTGTGTGCTCATACAGATCTTCGTCATAATGTGTCAAACACTGTTACAGTTCTACCTCACATGTGGAATCAAGTAGAAGATTATGTTTTTGAAAATCGTGGGTCTTTCGCTGGTATTTCATTCTTAAGCGGATCAGGTGATAAAGACTTTGCCCAAGCTCCAATGACAGAAGTATTAAGCGAAAGTCAAATTGTGTCTAAGTATGGTAAAGCTGCTTTGTTTGCATCTGGACTTATCGTTGATACACGCAAGCAAGGTTTCCGTGATCTTTGGGAAGCTTGTCAGGTTGCTCAGATGCCAGAAGAATATCGTGGTGAAGTATCTGACCTGCGTGCAGAATGGATCAGGCGCTATAATAAATTTGCTGATAACTATTTCATGGGAGATCCAAAAGATGCAGAGTATTGTCTGAAAGATGTATTCCTATTACATAAATGGACAAAGATCCAGCAAAACTTTACGGGTGTTGATTTTGTGGCTCAGTTAAATGAGAAGCGTTTTACTGATATAGATACGATGGGCGCCGCAGCTTGTCAAGGCGGAGCATGCGAAATAACATTTTAAGGAATAAAATATGGAAGAAGCATATTGGACAGAATGTGATATCTGTGACCATGTAATAAAAGTAATTGTATTAGAGGGTGATGAGAAACCTACTTTGTGCCCAATGTGTGGGGAGCTTGCTGATTATGAAGAAATCGATGAATAATGTGGCATTACAAAAATGAAGAATTTAACGAAACCCCTGAGGAATATCAGGGGTTCGTTTACGTTATAACTGAAAAAGATACCGGCATGAAATATATCGGTAAAAAATTCTTTTGGAAACCAAAAATTCTCCCTAAAACTAAAAAGCGCAAAAGAAAAGTACGGACCCGCATTGAGTCCGACTGGCGAACGTACTTTGGTTCCAGTCAAGAAGTAAAGTTATTGATTGAAGAAAAGGGTGAAGACAATTATCAGAGAGAAATATTAAGATTATGTAAAACTAAGGGCGAATGCTCATATTACGAAATGAAATATCAGCTTAAAGATGATGTACTACTGAAACCAAAA